ACGGATGTATGCTCACGGGTTGTGTGGCATGTCTTATGATTGAGTTAACACAGGTATGGAACGCTATTGCTTCGCGAGGGTCATACCCAATGAATACTGGTATAGTGTCTATTTTGGCCATACCAATATTTATCTACGTAGTTAATTAGTGATTGAAAAATGCTTCTAGGTGTCCGTCCAACCAACTTAGTTGTAAATCTTGTTGACGTAGGTATCCCCATTTGTTGATGCTGGCCACTGCTGATTCAGGTAGTAGGTTGGTCTCTGCCAAGTCGTACCACGTGGTCTTAGGATCCTTAGGTCCAGCCTCGCTCTTATAGACCACACACTTGAGCCAAGGATCGTTTATCCTTTTCCAGAAATGTGCGTCACGGCAGTCCCATCCGTTTACTGCTAACATGTGTATCAGATTGACCAACGTGTAGTGATAATATACTCCGCTGTCCTGCGTGAATATTTGTTGGTTGTGTTTGATGTTCGTTGTCTGTTTAACTTGTAGGCACAGCATGCCGTTATCTCTGGTTAGGTGCCACCAATGTTTTAAGGTATTAATAGGATTCAATGCGTATTGAAAACTGTCATAGCACCATATAACGTCAAACTGTTCGTCCTTTAATTTACTGTCTTCAAAGTCTGCTTTGACTGCTGTTATATTCTTGTGCTTAACATCAAGCGGATTCTGAATGTCTACTGCTGTCACTTTGATGTTTAGAGGAATGTGTCTTCCGCTGTCGTCTTCAACCTCACGTGTGGCCCACCATTCGCTATCTAATCCTTCACCCGCTCCCATATCACAGACAGTAGATATGCTCTCCATGAAGTCGTTGAACTCCTCAAGTTGATCCAATACCAATCTTGAGTGCTTATGGCTTTCCTGTGCTGTTGTTGACGGCATTATACCTGTATGTCTTCCATGCCAGCGGCACGTAACCTAACTATGTGTCCGAGCATGAAGTTCTTGCTTTCAAATCCCTTCATGATGCCAAGCCATTGATTGCGTAGCAGTGCGACGTCATTGATCAGTGTCTCGTATTCGATAACCTCATCCTCACCGTCAACATACTTTTCAGCGTCACGACTTGTTAATGCTCGTTGATATGCTTCTAAATACTTTTGAAAGTGTTTGCGCCTAATCTTGCGTAGTTGGATGTTCAAGTGATTTAATACTGCTTCTATCTCTTGTAGTTGATTAAAACGATGTTCTGTTAAGCCTGGCAGATCTGAGATATTCTTTTCAACATATCCGTGAATGCTACATTCTTTCTTAGCCTTTTCTAACTCATTGCGATAATACATCAAAAAGTCTGGTAAGTTTGCTAAATTCTCAGTGACCTTATTGTACCACATTAGTAGTCCTCGTTATCTTCCTTCCAGTATTCTTCGTCCTCTTCCTCATCTCCCCACTCGTCGAGACCGTCTTCGTCCTCTTCCTCGTCTGGGTGTAAGACGTCAAAGTCTACTAGAGCTGATTTAATGTCCGGATCACTGATAAAATCACTATCCTTAATCTGTTCACTAGAATATCCTAAATTGTCTATCAGACAGTTAATTACGTCAACTGCGGCCTCTCCTGGATTTTTTAGATCATCCTTGAGCGTTGACCATACTTCAAATGCCGTGTTAAGTTCTGACATTTTATTCCTGTTCCTCAGTTATGTCATTTACTACGGGATCCTCTACTGCTGTCATTTCTGCCTCAACAGCGATATCTTCCATAGTCTCTATATCAGATTTACTTATCTCACTATTGCCTTGATTTTTGAGATGTTCCATAACTTTATCCAAGCAACCTTCTTCATTAGATTCCCATGCTTTACGGAACTGTTTTATGGCATTTGGATCTTCTGCGTCGCCAAATCGTAGCCTGTTACCGTCTTTAACTAATAGTCCAGCTTTTTCAGCCATGTCAACTAGTCCTGAATATGGATTCATACCTGTTTCATATGGAATTTTAATTTGTATAGATTCAAACGGCTTGTTAAATCTTGTTTTCATAATCTTACAAGCGGCTCTGATACCCATAACATCACTTACTTTATTACCATCTTCATCTTCTTTCAGTTTAAGTTTACGCATAGCAACAACAATTGAACTAGCGTAGATAAAGCCTTGTCCGCCTGATATCTTGTCATCTGGATCAAACATGTCCTGTGATGCGTAAGTGTGATTGGTAGCAACAAGTCCTACGTTAGCCGAACCAAACATATTAACACAGTTACGAACTAAGGCTGTTAAGGCTTTAGGCTTACGACCCATGTCACCCTTTAAGTCACCTTTTTCAAACTGTGCTACATCTGTAGGAGTTAATAACATACCTAAACTATCAATAACAAATAAAACCTTAGGACGATCATCTTCTGCCATAGCACGATATTCGCCCATAAAGTCGTTAACAGTTTTTGCTACATCATCAATCATGGCCATGTTGAGTTTGAGCAATTTTTCTTCTGTTGTATCTACACCTAAGGCGTGTAACCAATTTTCATCTAATGCGTTTTCACTATCAATTAAGACAACAAAGATACCTTGTTCTTGTGCGGCCTTAACTATGTTACCTGAACAGATATATGATTTACCCGCACCTGATTCTCCAGCAAACACTGTTACTTTGCCTAGCGGAATACCTTTGTTAAAGTCCCCCGAGATAAGATAGTTAAGGGCAAAGTTACCCGTTGATATCCAGTCTGTTGGATCGTTAAACCCAATCGATAACCCAGCAATTGATTTGCTGATGTTCTTTCTAAATTTACTTACATCAAATGGTTTGGCCATGTTCTTCTCCTAGTTCTATGTCAAAGTAGTTTTTATAACTTATATCTCTAGTTGCGTCTTGTTTAGTTATAAAGTCTACTAGTTCTT